GTAAGTCGAAGACATTAAAACTCCTTATTACTTGCCTTTCATAAACTCCATAATAGCACCACGCTATTTCGGCCTTGGACATGTGTGAAGGAGGCAGTTGAAACTGCATGTTGTTATCACCTGCTATTTTAAGCAGTTCTTTTACGCTTTTGCCCATCAACTTGTTAATCGTATACATGGGGGCAGAAGCTTCTTCTTTTACATCTTCGTAGTTGAATTGAAACGTTTCCGGGTTCAATTCTGGCGTGTTTGATGAGATGGTTGTTCTTTAAATCTTGCCCTTTAAATACAGAGCCAGTTACTGTGTTGGTGATGCTAACTAATTGTCTTGACATTTGATTCTCCATTAGGGGTAAAGAGATAAGGGGGAGCCTAAACTCCCCCCTCTCCTACTGCGTTTGAGAACTTATTAACAAAAGATTAATAAGCGTTGATAAGCACTAAGGATTCGGGCTTAACGACTTTAAATCCGTAGACTTGAAGTCCTTTAATTCCGTATCCGAAAGTGTTCTGCAAGGGCAGCATTTCGTGCTTGATGAATTGACTTGCGAAAGTCAAAGCCGACATGTGACCAACGTACATGCGTGACCAAGCTGTTGAGGTGCTGCTAGCAGCATTCAAGAGGTTAGTCGAAACATATAGTTTCATTCCGTCGATTTCACCAACGTAACCGTTGCGTAGCGGAGATTCGCTGTCACCGGTGATTAAAACAGACTTGAGGTCTGATTGTTTCAGGTAACGAGCATATTCCGGCGTGACAACAGCAAAACGTTGACCGTCGCGGGGCACATTGTTGGTATCAAGAACTTGACCAGCTTGCATTAAGGGGGTTAACAATAAAGAGTTACCACCGGTTGCAGCACTTGTGTTCCAGAGACCAGAAAGGTCGATTCCGTAGGTAGCATCACCAATGGTGGGGACGATACCGGTGGAGCTTCCACCAATCGTGTTGGCAGTAGCGACATCGGAATAGATTGATTGAAGAACCGATTGGTCAACCTTGACGGCCATTTGCATGGAAGCGTCTTGGGTGATGGTATCAATCAATGCGATATCTGACTGGTAGTCATCAATGTAATCAACTTTGAAAGCATAGTATTTAGCTTGGTTGATGTTCAATTGAATGAGCTCATCAGAAACGTCTTGATAGTTGATGGGGCTGTTTACGGAGTAGTCAGAAATCGTAACGGTAGGAACCTTACGAATGTTGACGGTATCACCGAAAGCCATGATTTCGCCTTCCCAGTTATGGTTGGCAATGGCGGGAACAACAGAGGCGGCATAGAATTTATCCTGCAATTTAGCGGAGTAAATCTGAGGAATAAATGCGCCAGCCGAAAGGTTCGCACCTGAGCGTGAAACTTGATTTGGCATTGTATAAATCCTTTAAATTAGTTAGTTAAAAAAAATTAGCATTGAAAACCGACAACGATAACTTCGCAGATACCGTTTTCGGGTTCAGTTGCGCCAAGAGTGATGTCAATGCTGTCAGCAGAAGCATAGAATTTGCCGTTAGCAGAAACATAAGCACCATCAGCGGCTTTAACGCCAGTGCTGTCCATAGTCGCAGCAGAAGTGGTCAACCAACCATTGGGGTCGGTTCCATCTCCAACTTCAACAACGGAAGATGCAGTGGTAGAAGCAGTCGTCACTTTGACAATGACGCCATGAACGTAAAAGTTGGCAGGAAGAGAGATTAACCTGAAGAACATCTCCAGTATCGCCAGAGGCAGAGCCAGTGGCTTTAGCAAAATCTACGGTTTTTTTCAAAACGGTAAATTCAGTAGAGAGTTTTTGAAAGTAACCATCAGCACCTGTTTGTAAATTATAGGTTGCCATTTGATAAATCCTTTAAAACAAATAATTATTTTGAAAGTTGCTTGGACATGTACTTATCGGCTCTATCCATCAAGGCTTTTCTTTCTTTTGGGTCCTTGATTCGGTTAATTACATAGGGCAGATTAGCAAGGTCTTCGGCAGTGAATGTTTCTTCATTATTACTTAATCCCATATCTGGTGATACCGCAGATTGAGTTTTAACCGATACTTCTGCAGCTCCGGGTTTGGGTTTTGGTGACGTTGATTTTCCAGCTGGCCCTCTGAAAAGCTTAAAGTCTTCTATGACCTTGGAAGCGTCTTTGTCGTCAAAAGACACAGTTCCTTCATAGACAGCTTTGTAAATGCTAGGGGCATCACCGTAAATCCAAGATTTAAAATCATCAGAGAATCTAATCTCGTCATAATCTGGATGAACTTTTTTAACTCTTTCATCCCGCAATCTGACAATCTCTTGCATCTTAATGAGTTCTTTTTCTCTTTTCTGTTCTTCGAGCTGTTGCTCAACAGTTGAAAGTTTTTCTTGGAACATTCGGCTCAAATCTTTTCTGACGGCCTCGGTAGCGGTTTTCACTATTCTAGTAGTGTCGGGAAGTTCCATTTCCCATTCGCTAAGGGCTTGGTCCAGATTCGTTACACTAGTGTCTTCTAGCGGCTGAGCTGGGTAGTTACTTGGGGTACGTTGTAGTTGAAGTAGTAACTCTTCCTTTTCTCTTTCTATTACTAGCAATTTCCTTTTCGCGTTCAGCGGCTTTGCGCTGGGCTTCATTCATTGCTTTTACAGCAGACTTATATCTGTGTTCGAAAGAGGCAGAATCAGAATCTTTTGTTTCGCTGGCTGGAGAGGTCTCGTTGGCACTCAGATTGTTTTCCACCGACTCAACAACGGGTTCTGTTTCTTGCGAGACTGGTTCACTTTGCATTGCAGTGGTCGGAGCGTTGGGGTCAGGCAATTCGTTCGTAAAGACCGAATTCTTAGAGCCAGATTCTGGCATCAAAGACCCTTCTGCTGCTAGCTGCTTTACAAGCTCGTCAGCCTTTTGTGCGTTAGCACGGATTTGTTCACTTCTACTTGGCATACCTTCTCCTCGACGGCCTTATTTGGCTTGGTCGTATAAATTTGAATCACGTCCGCGGGATTGCGGGTTGGTGACTTCATCAAATCTTTTAATAGCTTCGTCTAGTTCGCTTATTTCTCTCATGGCTTCTATAAAGCCACGGATTTTAAGCACTTCTTCGAATGATTTGACTCTCTCAAGAGAGTCTCTTTTTTCTTCTATCAAAGAGCTAATCAAGTCCTGTAGGGATTTCCAGTAAGGTGAATTCACCACTGGCTTGATTTCCTCCAATTGTTTTTTTCTTAAATCCAGTTCGTTTGTCAAACAGTATCCTAAGCTAAAACTAACATAAAGTGAAATTAATAAAATTTAGTGTCAAGACGGATTTTGTCCATTTTCATCTTGAAAAATATCGTTTAAAGCTATTTGCATTTCATCCTGTGGTTCGCCACCCTCTTGTTGTTCACCTTGTTGTTGAGGTGCAGTCATAGGATATCCAGCTGCTTGTTGATGGTCCATTTGGTCCGGAGCAGACTTGGTAGCAAGTTCATTTAAAGCGGCTTGTTTATCAGGTTCGATTGAAGATAATAATTGCATCTTCATTAAATCTAAAGCGGCTTTCATCGATGGATTCATTGCGTCTTGAGACAAGGCTACCTGTTCGTAGATGGCAGGATAAATTGGGCTATCCTTATCCGTATTCTGCAACATCTCAAGCAACGCATCTGGTCTTGACATCTCGGCTCTAAGAGTTGGAACGTTTTGAGCTTGAGCCATAGCAGCTGCTTGTTGCGCCATTTGTTGTTTGATTTGCTCAGCCTGTCCATCTGAATTGATGATGTCCGTAGCGTCGAATCCGCGCGTCCTAATCCATTCTTTGAGAATAGCTTCCTTGTTAATGTACGGCTTGTAGTCTGGGTCTTGCATGAGCTGAATCAGTTCTGCAACACTAGACGCCTTGCCTTCAAGAGCCATAAGCCTAGAGACTCCGCCGGCTTCAATACTAAAATCTCCCTTGATAGACATGTCGGAAGAGAATTGCATATTCCAATCGTACATTCTTCTGACCATAGGCTTTGTAATATTGTTATCGATATTGAAAAGAACGCCTTTAATGTAATTATTAGCAGCGTTAAATAACATGCTCATACCAGAAGCGGTTCTGTTGTGTTGACCCGTAGCGGAGCCAGCAAAGCCTCCGGCCATATCCGGCATCGAAGTAACTTCCTGAATAAACAATTTAAAATTGTCTTGCAGAACTTTTAGGTCTCCAAGAATGCTGGGAACAGGAACGAATGTAACCGGTGGGGATTGGATTCCCTCCAGCGTCTTGAGAGGCCACACGCCCCAGGGTTTGATACCTTCAAACTTAAAGCCATTAATCATTCGACTTGTGTCGTAAATGACTTGAGGCCCCGCAGCGATACCCATATTTGTCTACCATCGCGCGAGCGGCGGCATTAACAATATCCTGTGGGTCACGCATCTTTTCGGGAACACCGCGACCCCAAATGCTGTAGAGAATCTTTTCGTATGGACAGACCATAAACGGAATATAGGGACTTTCGAGCGAGCTTAGAGAAACCTTGATGCAATACTCTCC